ATGCCTGGTAAGAATGTTTGGCATCCTTTATATGAAAAGGCTGACGGCACATTCACTCTTGATAAACAAGACCTCAACTTTGAGATCTTGGTTTCCAAGAGTATGGGCGCTGACTTTGGTCAGGCCTATGCATCTGAAGCTGCACGCAGATATGCTGATAGCACATCTGTATCTTCTACAGCATCATCTATTCTATCTGATGATGAAGAAGATGAAGCTGATGAAGAGGACTTCACAGCTGAAGCATCTGAAGATGCTGAGGTCTTTGCATCTGTAGATGCCGAATTAGATGTAGTTGCTGAAGCACCTACAACTAAGAAGACTACCAAGTAGTCTTGAAAAATATAAGAGTAACCACTAACGTGGTTGCTCTTTATTTTTTCCTACCTAAAACTATTCCCTTTCTTTTCTAGCCCTTAACAAAATGTGCTATTATATTTCTTGTGAAATATTAATAGAGCCTACCTAATAGTATATAGTATATATATAAAAACAATATGTACAGAATGCTGCGGGACACAGGCTCATTACTTGCTACTTGCTGGTAGATGGTAGGTGTTGTATCTTATATACTGTAAAAATGAGACAACACTACTTGAAACAGGCTTGTATCTGCTTGATACTGTGTGAGTTAGGGAGAAAGGGTAAAAACCACTCTTCAATCCTATACTTGCATCAGTCATCACAGATTCCTACTATTGTCTTACACATAACAATTAATATAGCTAAAACTATGAACAGACAAACAGACTCATTGGTACTTGGTATTATACTTGGAACTGTATTAACAGGATTACTATCCTATATACTATCTTCTTTATATATACTATTACCATATAAAGGGACAGAGTCATATCCTCCGGCAAAGATCAAAGTTGAATACTATTTGGAAGTATCTCAAGATTCTATCAAGATTCAATCAGCTGATTCTAATGCAAGAGTATATGTAGGTAAATACTCTGACCTTGATTCCTTAATTACTATTGATAACCAATAGTATTTACTAATCAGTATTCTTGAACAAATGATAGATACAGATTACCTATGTAATTATACTTACAGAGTGAGAGGCAGTAATCCTCTCCGCAACTTGTACAGCTAACCAATAATGCTGTACCTCTTTACTGTTAGCAAACAGTGACAAACCTGTGGGGCTACTATTGGGTTCTATATATACTCTGCAAATGTGTATATAGTGCTAAACAAATGAAGATGTGACATTGAATGACTTCCATCTATGCAGGCATTTGTAATCCAAAGTTAGTGCAGACTTTAAAACCAGGTATTTTACACGTAGTATACTGATAGAACTATGTGAGTTTAATTTAAACTACTATATATTATTTCCGCCTGATGGGCCAATGTTATAATATATATAAACTATCTATTCTCCTCCACAAAAGATTCCACTTGGGAGAATACAGCTGACTGAAGTGGAATTCAGTGTAATTCGGGTGATGACTCAGCGGTCTAATAGCAATGTAGGATATTGTTATACACTTTGAATATTATGACATTATTACTAACAATCAAGTCCTGTGTACCTAGCACAGGCAAGTCCTCAACACAAAAACTTAATGCTATGATTGCAGAACATATGATTCAACAGATTACTGATCTCTCAGTGAGATTAACAGGAGATGAGTTAACTCCACAGGAAGAACAAGTACTTCAGAATAGTTCTATTGAAGAACTACAAGCTATTAGAGAGAATCTCTTATTAGCACTACAATTCTAATACTGTATACTTATGATTACAAGAACTGATTTATTTGACCTTATTGTTGAAACTTCTTATGAACTTGAGCAAGCAGAGTATGATTTATATCATACTCCTCCAGTTTCTGCAACAGTTTCTGACTGTGAAGATTTAACAGACAAACATCAAGAAGCACTTGAGTACGGATGGTGGAGAGAAGAACAAATAGAACTAATAGAAGCACTTAAAGCAGAATTAGAAGGATATAAAGCTCAGATGAGAGACCTTGATGATGAAGAAGATACTGCACGTGATGAGTTCTATAGTAAAGAAGAATCCTATGGTGATTTCTATGAAAGAACTAACTATGCATTTAAAGGAGAAGATGATCCTAATGTAATAGAGTAGTACTCCAACATTATCCTGAGTAGGATATAAAACTGCTCATTCTTTGTTTTACTTAATAGATATACTATGAGTTTATTAATAGCACATTTAACATTTGTTCTACAGTTACACTCGGGTGTTATTATACCTTCAGGTGATGTTGATGGTAGAGCAATATACTCAGTTCCTTCTGCGGGAATTGAGTATGCTTACAAAGCAGAGATAGTCCAGTATCTTGAAACTGGTCAGTTTGATTATAATGAAGACTTAGAAGATTGATTATGACTTTTTCTAATTTAGAATTTGAAACTGATGAGTTAGGAGAACATGCCTTTCACATCTTTGACAACTATTATGGTGTGTCAGTAGTACGTGGTCCTTATACCTATGGTGGTAGAGATGGACTATATGAGTTGGCTGTTGTATATATGGCTCCTGAAGATAAAGAATCTCAGTTGGTATATGATACTCCGATTACTAATGATGTTATGGGGTATTTAACTCCTGATAATGTCACAGATGTAATGGCTCAGGTAGAAGCATTACCACCAAGATAACTAAATACTCTCATCCAAGCAGGTAAATGTGGGTCTATCAGAAATGATGTCTGCTTCAAACGTGTCACATACTTCAAGGGTTGCAACCTTGTGAGAGTACATAGTATTGTTGCCTTTTCTTTAACCAGGCAACTATCCAGTAAGTTACTGGCGTTAGCATAGCTCAGTAGTCAATGCAGGTTTTAGTCCATATACCTTAAGGACTGAACTAATGTACCATTTCTACTTCCCAAGGGTAGACAGTTGTAATGCAAGTATTGTAGAGTCTTGCTCTGATAGTTATAGCACAATAAGACTAAAACTATTACAACTGAGTGCAGAGGGGTTCTGATTATTACACTTAAAAATATACTTAAAATGAAAATTCACTTAAATTCTAGAGCAGGTCTATATGAAGTAGAAACCTATGGTAGAAACAGTATTACTTGTTCTACTAAACACAATACATTCTCTGTACCAACAGATGATTTTAAATCATTTGCTGGTGGTAATTGGAATAGTTGTGTTACCAAAGATGAGATGGATTTATTTCTATCTGTTACTCAACCTGAACAGTATAAACTACAGGTAAAACAAGAGAATGAAATACTTACTCTTGCACAAAGAATCAACACTCTTGATACACTTAGAATAATGCTTCAATCAGAACCATCTCAACCTGAAGTTATATATGAAGATGTGGATCATTATGAGGATGATTATCCTTATGAAGAACCAACTGAATCTAACTATGAAGAATGGTGGAGACAAAAGTGTGATGAGTATGATGAACTTCGCAATAAAATGAGAAATACTGCTAAAGAAGTATACTCTCAAAATCTTGACTTTAGCAACTTTCAGATGCATAAAGGCATCAAGTTCATTATACAGCAAAATCATTTTGATAACTCATACAGATTCTGTTGGGATCCATACGGATTTGTTTCTAATGGTCATAGTGATATCAGTAGCATCTACCGTGAAAATGGTTGGGGTACAATCAACGGTGGTTGGATCAAGATCATTGAAGATGATGTAATTCTATATGCTAAGTCAGGTGACTATGGTGTATATGATGATGCAATTGCTACTGAGTGTGCAAAAAAACTATTCCCTAAAAAGAAAATACATTCTTTTGCAGGAAGACAATGGGATCAAGAACTTGATGATAAGTTCTACGAACTCCCATTCTGATGATATGTCCTGAGCATGACAATAAACTGCTCATTCAACTTATTTATTTATTCAAACACTTCTAAAACCAGTCAGATGAAAAATCTATCTACAAAAGGACTTTCTATGTCCCAAGCACAGTCTATTTCTAATCTGTGCAACCAACGTGCACAGGAAATTACACGTGAATTAGATTCTTACAATGTCTCTAGTAAATCAATTAAGATTGCTGGTGAGACATTTGATCTAGAAACTGCATATCCTATGCCAATAACAGTTCTTGAATTACTCAAGGAAAAAAGTAAATTGCATGCTACTCAAGCATTCTTAATGGAAGCTGTTAAAGAGAAGAATGGTCATATTCATTCTTTGCAAAATGCAAGATTTGATGATTCTCATCTTGAAGAGCCTGTGCGTCCAAAGTCTACTGAACTTGACATCAATTATGGTGTTGATGAAGATTGGGGTTGGGCACAACTTACAGCAAATGAGCATAATGAATACTTAATGGCTGAAGCATATGCTTCTCATCTTGGTCAGTTTATTCACAAGAGTGGTAAATTAACTAAGATGCGTAAAGAGTTGGCTGATCTTCCTGCTATTGAGTGGATGAATGTTAAAGATGGTGAGAAAACACCAGTTAAGATTCAGAAGCATCATAGCCCTTCACAATTACTTACTATTCATGAGCAGATTGCTAATGAGCATAGAGTATATGAGCAACGTGTAAACTATTACAAAGCCAAAGTTAGAAACTTGGTAAGTGATGAGAATGCACGTATCCAGAAGGAGAATGCTGATAAAGCAGAAGCACATAGACAATATGAGCAGAAAGTTACTGAAGAGTACTTTGCTGCTATGGACTCATACAGATCTCAGTTAACAGCTGAGACATCATCTTTTAATGCCAACCGTGAGAAGGCAATTAAAGATGCTGCTGCACTAAGGATTAGTGTTGATCCTAGATTTCAAGATGTAATTGATATGTTCATTACTCCGGAAAACTAAGAGCTTATAGGTGAGCAAGAGATAAGTACAAACTGATTCTCTTGCTCTTTACACCTAGTGATAAAGACCTTGACATATAGCACGGGTTGATAGCCCCTACATTCTTAAGATTTATTAATCATCTTAAACGTACCGCTTCTCTTCAAACTTTACTGAGATAGAACTCTCCGTCAGACAGGTTATTGCATATAGAACTGCAAATTGGCTGACACAATCTAGACTTAGTTTTTGTTTTTGCCTTTGAAGAAGAGAAGGTCTTTGACTTAGATTTTGAATTTGTCTTTGGCTATATATCTTTATCACTAGGAGACTATTTATTTACTTATAAAACCTACACTATGCGTAGAAAAGAATTAAAACAAAAAATTGCTCAGCTTAAAACAGAAAGAGCTGAGATCTTATATGCTAAATATGATGGCATAAATGCTGACTTAGCAGCAATTGCTATTTCAGATATTGACTGCAAAATAGTTGCATTAGAAGATCTACTTGATTTTGAAAGAAGAATGCTGCCTTTCAGAATTACTCTTTATGCATTTACAGCAGCATGTATAGGCTTAGCGGCTTTTCTTATTTATTCAGTAACATTTAAAAATTAATAAAATGTCAAAACCAGAAAACAACAACAAAAAAACAAAAAAAAGTAACCAGGGTTTAACTTTCTTAATCATTGAAACTCAAAAACCAAGATATAGAAAATATAACTGGAGAAAACATGTTAAACCAAAGACTGCACCTCAAAACATTCTGCATGCAGATGCTATTGAAGCAGAAATCAATATAGTAAGACAAAATCTTACTGATCTTGATCATGGTGGTTTAGGTATCACTTCAAATGATGTTAACTATCATTTAAATATACTTAGTAAGAAATTACAAAACTATTTAAAGTAAATTTCCCCTAAATTTGCGTGCACCCTTTGACCGCATATTACTAACAGATAAAGGTGTAATAATCTGTTAATTTGGTTCCATAGCTCAATTGGATAGAGCAACACACTTCTAATGTGTAGGTTACAGGTTCGACTCCTGTTGGAATCACTAAAGCCTCTAAGTAATTAGGGGCTTTTTTATGTCTTATTTATATATTTAATAATCTGATTATGAACTTATTAGGAAAATTATTCAACAGAAAAAAGAAATTAGTTAACTCTTCGGAGTTAAAAGTGCTTATCATTGATGAAAGCACAACAGATTTGTGGACTACATTTGGTATCACAGAAAAAAGACGTGATGAACTTGTACTTATGTGTAGAAAAGCATTTGAGTTACATAGTAATAAAGCCAATTGTTATGTATATATTGTAGATAACTGTAAACATGTCAATGAAGTTGTTACAACTACAATAGTATTTGAAAGAATGTGTGAAGTTGCAAATGACAATCCATTTTCTGGTTTAATGAAACTTTTTGGATCATGAATATAATTACATCAGTTATTGGATTTGATTTTAAGTCAAATTTAGTAGACAGCAATGGTGAACCTATTAGAACAGGAGCAAGGAGGATAGATTACCTATCCTCTGAAACTCCTAGTGTAGGTACCAAAATTGGTGGAGAGAGTTGGTTCACTAACTTTAATGAACCTTTGTTAAGTAAAATTAGAGATTATAGGAGGAGAAATGACTAAAATTAGAGTAGAACTAGAAGAAACAGATCTATTTAATGCTATTAAGAAGATTATTGATCATCCTAATAGAGTAGAGATAGCAAAAGCATTAACAAATATTCTTGCACCTCATGAGAAACTAACATCTATATTCTTTAAGACATATTTTGGTGGTGCTGCACCACAGGTGTTGCCTGAAGGAACTATGATAACAGTTAAACCAGGTGTTTTAAGTTATAAAGTTAATGTAGATGGTATGAAAAGAATTGGTTTACTCAACATTAGTGGTCATGCTACTGCTATAATCAAAGAGTTCAGGGGTTTTCATGAGAGTCATAATTATTATGTAAACTTTATGAATGTTGATTCAAATGATAAATCCTATGAAGACACCGGATTTGTTGGTTATCAAGATGTTATAAGTGTAATAGAAGAGCTTTAAAGATAGTATATCTGTTGGTATGCTTTTCCTAACAAAGGAATACAGAGAGGGACTAATCATCCCTCTCTTTATCCTTGTTTAGCTATATACTGCAAAATATTATTTTAGAAAGAATTAATCTTAATAAATATACTGTACATTTATCTGCATATTATATGCCTAAATGTTGTATCAACTCCCAAACGGGAAAGTAGTTAACCTCTCAATAGAAGAGTACTTAGATCTTACTAATGAAGATATACAGTATCTTATGTCTATTGACTTTGGTGAACACATAAGAGATCCTTTCAAAGGTTCAGCAGTTGAAGACAATACCAAAGAAACTATTTACGATTTTGAATTTTTGTCCTTAGAAGATGAAGATATAACCAATATTGCATCAGATGAAGCTCCATTTGATGATATTGTTGATTTATCAGACAACTTGGATATGTAATCTTTACAGATTACTTTACTTACTGCTGGCTTGAGTGACCAGCTTTATAGTATTTCTACTCACAATTATCTATTTATTTATTTATTTATTTTAAAACTTGAAGTTATGAATTCAAAAGTTTTTGTACAAGCAGATGAAACAGGTGCAGTGATTACAGTATCAGAAAACAATCCAGAGTTTGGATATGTACGTGTTCAACAAACCAGAACAATGATTGATGACAACGGATTTGTCCGTAGAAGAGAAATCAGTGCTCTAATGCCAGGTTCAGTTGAAGATTTGAAAGCATTAAATCTTTATGGTGGACAGGCACTTGATGGCAAAATTGTAATTGAAGAGTCTCTCAATCCTTTTAACAAAAAGAATCCTGAGCGTGACTTGAAAGTTGCAGGTGAAACAGGTATTGTATGTACATTAGGTGGATTACCAATCTACCGTAGAACAAAGTTCAGCTTTAATGAATCTACTCCAGATACAACAGTAGATCATGATAATGTTGACCAATTGCGTGCTGCATATGCTGCACAACAATCTAATGCTGCTCTTCAACCAGCAGAAGAAGATTTTACAATTGAGCAATAAGCTATAAGTTGTTGATTGATGACTAGGGGGTAGAGATACCCCCTTTTCTATTTTCTGATTAAACCAATGTATATTATGGAAAAGCTAAAAAAGCAGGTAAGAAATTACCAACTGTATGCAGGTAAGACCTATGTACAGTATGAACAAGATGGGTTTACAGCCTATCAGAATTATCTCTACAAGAGAGCACTTTATGGTTTAGATGCTCTTACAGAGAAAGAACTTGCTACTATGTGTAGTAAGAAAAAGCAACGGATTATTAATGTTTACAAGCGTGCTCAGATTACACTTAATAAGTTTAAGCAGCAAATAACCATTCAATATTCTAATGCAATCTTTAACACTTTCTTCCCAAATAGTCCCATTACTCAGTTCTTATTGGCTGATACTGAGACAGATGAGAAGTTTAAGAACACTTTAACTTTTAAAGATTTAGGTATTGAGAAGCAAGATATTATTGCTATCTTTATTGCTGAAGGCATCTTACCCAAAAACTTTTTGGATTTAAAAGATGCACCATTAGCACTACCTAGATTGAAATATGAAGTCAAAGCTTAAAGAATGTGACGCCTGTGGTAAACAGACTGTCATATGGAAGAACCACGAGGGATTTAGATATTGCCGTTATTGCTGGAGTTGCCAAAAAGCCATTAATAGTGACAGTTCACAGAAACCAACTGATTATAAAATCCCTCAGGTTTCTTCTAAAAAGAAAAAGAAAGACACTGAGTATCTTAAACTAAGAGAAAGGTTTCTTACTGAAAATCCAATATGTCAGGTCTCTGTTGCCGGTTGTATGAATGGTAGTACTGATGTGCATCATACATACGCTGGCTCTAACAGAGATGCTTTCTATTTGGTGCAAAGTACATGGTTAGCAGTATGCAGGAACTGTCACAACCATATTCACAATAACCCTGCAGAAGCCAGAGTATTGGGCTGGTTAAAATAATTTATTTACTGATTTAAAATTATGATTATGAAAAATGATTTAAAAGATGCATTAGCATTATTGAAGAAAATTAAATTCAGCAAGAACTACAACAAATTTCACATGCTAGATAGCATTAATAGAATGCCTGATTCTAAGCATATCCAGAAAATGGTTGCTAGTATTAGAGCTATGGGTGTTATTAGACCTGTTATCTGTGTTCAAGTAAAGTTCATGGATGGTACCAATAAGTTATACGTTGTTGATGGTCAACACTTGTTTAAAGCTTTATGCGCAGAAGGGTTAGATATTCCATATGTTATTATTGAGACTCCAAATAAGATTGATCTTGTACATAAAATGGCAATGCTCAACAATTCTTCTAAGCCTTGGACATTGTTAAACTATGTCAATGCATTCAAAATGTACATTCCAGACTATAATCAGTTGTTTGAGTTACGTGATATGTATGACATTGAACCATTGATGTTGGCAACAATATGCACACGTGGTAATTCTTCTGTTGTTTCTGGAAGTCAATTACTAAAGTCAGGCAAGTTCAAGGTTACTAATCCTGAAGCACAGGAAATGGCTAAAGCATTCAATGATTTCTTTTTAAAGATTGGTAGAGCTGACCGTTGGGTTAAGAAACAGTTTTTACAAGTATTTATACGTGCATGGGGTACTTATGACCACAAGAAGTCATTAGCTAATCTTGACACACACCTTAAGACTATTAAGGCTATGAGTGATACAGGTGCTGCTGAAGCATTTATTAGCAAAAACATTTTCAATTTAACTAAATAATGGAAAGACAAGAGATTCAAGAAGAAGCATTAAAAGCAACAGAAGGGAAACGGAGATGTTCCGTAGTATTAGGCACAGGGGTCGGTAAGACCCTTGTTGGCTTATTACATATTGAGAGAAATACTAATGCTATGCAAAATGTATTAGTTGTTGCTCCAAAGAAATCTATCTTTCAGTCTTGGTCTGATGATGCTGTGAAGTTTGGTAAACAAGATTTGTTACAGAGAATAACTTTCTCTACATATATTGGATTACCAAAGAGAGATCCAAATGCATATGATTATGTGTACTTAGATGAATGTCATTCTCTTCTTGATTCTCATAAGGTGTTCCTTGATGTGTACAAAGGTGGAATCCTGGGTTTAACCGGGACTCCACCTAAACACAGAAGTTCTGAGAAAGGTATGATGGTAGGTCAATTCTGTCCTGTTGTCTATACTTTTAAAGCAGATGATGCTATTGAGAACGGTATCATTAATGATTACCAGATCATTGTACATGAGCTTCAGCTAAACAAGTGCAAGGGTTATCAAGCAGTAATGAAGAACAAGTCTTTTGTTACTTCAGAGTATGATAACTATGTATACTGGTCTAGAAGAATTGATGTTGGTTCTGGTAACATGCATATGCTCCGAGTTATGAGAATGAAAGCTCTCATGGAGTATTCTACTAAAGAGAAATATACTAAAGTACTAATGGAAAACATTCCTACAAAGTGTATTGTTTTTGCTAATACTCAAGACCAAGCTGATAAACTATGTAGATATAGTTATCACAGTGGTAATAAGAGTTCAGAAGATAACTTATTACTTTTCAAAGAAGGTGAAATCAAACAACTATCTTGTGTACTGCAGTTGAATGAGGGTATTAATATACCTGAATTAAGACAAGGTATCATTATGCATGCATATGGTAATGAGAGAAAAGCAGCACAGAGAATTGGTAGATTACTCCGCCTTAATCCTGATGAAAAAGCTATTGTCCATATACTCTGTTATATGGATACTGTAGATGAGAAATGGGTTAAAGAAGCCCTTGAAGGATTTGATCAAAGCAAGGTTCTTTGGAAAAATTATGGTTTAAAACTAAATTAGCAAAATGGAATTTCCAGAAGATCATAAACTAATATTGTATAATGATGATGAGCATAGCTTTGGCTATGTAATGGCTTGTCTCATTAAATTCTGTGGACATGATCCACAACAAGCAGAACAGTGTGCTTTAGTAGCTGACCTTGCTGGTCAGTGCACTATTAAACATGGATGTTGGGCACAGATATCAACTATGTCAGAGCTTCTTGAAGGAGTTGGTCTGAAAACAAAAGTAGAACCTTATGAAGGTGATTTGCATTAACAGCAGTAATAAACCAGCTAAAGTTCCTATTGAACAGTGGATTAAAGAAGGAGAAACTTATACTATTATCAAAGTAGTAAAGATGGGATTACAGGATGGCAGATACGGTGTGCTTCTAAAAGAGGTACAGATGTCTGCTGACTGTTTTCCATATGAATACTATGATGCTGATAGATTTGTCCCTCTGGATGAAAGAGTTGCTAACATGGAAGAAGAAGCTATTAAAGAGGCTGACTTAGAATTAATTTAATTTTATGGAAGACTATACTAAAGAAGAAATTATTAAAGAACTAAGTTCTTTAGACCAAAAAACCCGTAAAAGAAATGTTGTTGATCAAAGAAGCTATCTAATTGGTATTTTACATCAAAAATTTGGTCTATCAGAACATGCAATTGCAAAATTAACAGGACTTAAAAGAGAAAAAGTAAACTACAATAGAAGGTTGCCAGTTCAATTTAAAGATGATCCAGCATACAAGAAAAATGTATATGTATATGCTCAATTATTTCCTTTTGACTTTAGTAAGAGTTATGCTATTAAATCACAAAGACAAAGAACAATACAAATAGTTGTTGATGATAAACTATTTAAAAAGTTGACTTTAGTTAGAGATTTATTTGGACACACAGATGTTAGAACTACAGTTGCACATTTACTTGAAAAATCTATGAAATTATGGGCAGAATGAAAGAAATATACATGCGTGTCATGCATGAAAATGATGGTCAGGTTCCAGAAGAAATGACTATTGCAGATATGTCTCGTATGAAGGAATTAGAAATTTATAATTGGGAAGAGTATGAAAGAGAACAAGAGAAAATTAGACTATTCAGAGCTAAACAAGAAAATCCAAGAGAGATTGCAAAGACTGCACAAGTCAGAGAATACTGGGAAGAAGAGCTCAGGAAAGGTAAAATCAGAAGACTTGCAAAGGATAAATAATGAGGAAGGAGACTAAAATTATTATGGTACTTTGTGCTCTTGTATGGATACCAATTATTGCATATCTTGCTCAACCTAAACCAGTTGCAAAAAAGAAGGAAACTTATAAGTTTGTAAAGGTTAAAGATTGGTCTAAGACTGCAAAAGGATATAAATTAGGTTACTTAAATCATTTGTATAACACTAAATGAAACACTTTATTAAATATACCTTGGTATGGATAAGCCAAAACTTGTCCATACCTTTTTGGATGGTAGGTCATATACACCTTAGTATGAATGTATACAAGGACATACATGAAATACTTATGTCCCTTGGTATGAATATAATAGTAGGATTAGGATTTATTATTGATTACAAAAACAGTAAAAATGATTTACAAAGAAATTAAAGGAAATTTGATTACACTAGCTAAAGAAGGCTATTTTGATGTTATTGCTCATGGTTGCAATTGTTTTTGCACAATGGGTGCTGGAATTGCTCCGCAAATGGCAAATGCATTTAATTGTGATGTATTTCCATTAGAGAATGTAGAATATTCTGGAGATAAAGATAAATTAGGTAAGATTGATTATAAAACATTAGATATTAATGGAAAAGATCTAACCGTTGTAAATGCATATACACAATATGGATTTGGAGGTAGACCATTTGACTATGATGCATTTAAAAGTATTGTAGCTAAAATGAATTCTGAATTTAAAGGTAAACATATTGGACTTCCAAAAATTGGAGCAGGTTTAGCAGGTGGTCATTGGCCAACTATTAAACAAATGATTAATGATGGATTTACAGACTGTAATGTTACAGTTGTCCAGTTTTCAAATCAAAAACTTAACAAAAATGAAAAATAAAGTAGGAGTAGTTATATTGGCATTGCTACCAATGATAATTGGAGCAATATTGCTTTTTGGATATTTTAGATGTGTCTATAAAATGATTACATGTAATTGGGAACCTGTTGGTAAAGCTGAAATAGTTTATACTATAGGTACATTTACCGGTGCAGGTGCAGTAATTGGATATATTCCCATTGAAGACAAGTAAATCAAAGTGGATGCATTTAGAGTAATTGAGCTACGGGCTCAGTATGAAGTCTTATCTCAAATTGAAGACATGTTTTCACCAACTTCTAAGCATAGAGTTGCTAAATATGTTGACAAGAAGATGAGAGAGATTATTAAGGAATTAGAAACTTTTAAGAAACAAGAACAATGAAGCTAAATAGAGATGACCGTAGAGAAGAGATGGCAGCATATACTACTATGTTAGTAGTAGGTGCTGTATCAGTAGTATTAATTGGTGTTTTATTAAAGACACTCTTTAATTTATTTTAGCATGGACAATTATCCAAAATGGGTAAACAATCTTGTTTACTTTTTAGCAGGTATTGGTTTTTATGGAGTATTATTGCATTTTTTATAGTTATGCCTGACATGTCAATTTGCACCGGAGAAGAGTGCCCTTTAAGAAATACTTGTTACAGATATAGAGCTAATGCAAGTACATTGATGCAATATTATTTTACAGAAGTTCCTTATAATGTAGAAGAAGATAAGTGTGACTTTTATTATCCACTTAGACAGAAACAAGAAAACAACTTAAATCTAGAACAATGAGTGTAAATAAGAAAGACTACAAAGTAGTAGAAATAACAGATGGTCATATGACTTGGTATTTAGTAAAGAAAAAGTTCTTATGGTTCTTTTGGAAGACCATTAAAAACAATTCTGGTTCACAAATGCGTTATACTTCAAGAAAAGGTGCACAATCCTACATTAACTTTCTAAAGTAATTAATGGGTGTTAGGAGAAGTCATGCTGAGATAAGACATGATACTCTAGAAGCTTTTTTACCAACACTTTTTGGAATTAAGAGAGTAAGTCACGGCATCAAAAAACATATGATATATGTTTTTAAGGATTTTGGTACCCCTATATTAAGTTTAGCCACAAACTATGCCTACAGAGAAATGAATAAAGATATTAGAACAGCAATGGAAGCTTTGACAGCAGAAATTGCAGCAGAGCATTATGAGATTACAAAAAATGTAGATAGCAATTTAAACTACCTGTGGTATATGTATCACAAGGGTAGTAAAGCAGGTACATTCAGACCATTTGTTTATATGGCTGAGTTACAGTTGCTAAAGAAAATGGGTTATACTAATGATCTTGAAGCAAAGAATATGATCAAAATGCTTGAGTCCTCAGATGAGGATAACATACACATAGTTACTCTTGCTATCAAGAATTACAGAGACCTGAGAATTCTAGAACATGGTGAATACAGTAAAGTAAACAAAGACTACTGGGATGTTGCCAAGAATTATGCTTTTGAGATTTTAAACCATGAGGTATTTACTACAACAATGGCGGTTAAGTAATGGCAAATATTCAAAAAGAGTACATCATTAAAGAGATGAAATTTAAGAACAAGAATATTTCTGATATGATCCCTAAAGCTGTAGAAGACTATGTAAGAGTCAAGTATAAATGCTCTCCTTACTTAGCAAAACAAATTTCTAAAGAATTAACAAATGTTCACAGTAAAACTAGTTAAAGAGGGTGACAAATTAGTTTACCCTGACGATAAGTCAAAACTAAGCTACCAGCTGTTTCTTGATAAAATTCAAGAAGGACAACAGGTTGAAATTTTTATGGGCATTACATCTGATGATAAATCTGTAGCACAACTTGCTAAAGTACATGCTTGTATCCGTGAACTTGCAAAAGAATCAGGATACACATTTGATGAAATGAAAACAATTATAAAACAACAAGCAGGTCTGTGTTACGATGCAGATGGTGCTGAATACTGTAAGTCTTTTGCAGACTGTAGTAAAACGGAATTAGTACTTGCTATAGAGGCTTGTGTACAAATTGGAAGAGAAAACTGGAATATTAATTTGTCTTAGGTTCTATATACCCTTCGTCTCCAGCTTCAAGAATTTCCTTTTCAACGTATAGATTTTTTTCTGTTGCTGTTTTTTCTATTTCAGATAGAAGTAAAACAATAGTATAAAAAGCTCTTTGCATAGGATCTAAATCCTGATAATTCTTAGTAATAGTTTCTTTAAAGTATTCATCTCCTTTTTCTCCAATGTTTAAGGACTGAATAATTGTAAGAGATGCTGCTTTAGCCATTAGATAGTAATTCTTATTTACTGTTATTTCTAATGTTGCATCATCTTTTAGTTCTTTTACTTTGACCATTGTATTATACTTTTTAACAAATATACATGATTATGGCTAATATGCTAGACGTGAATGATTATAAACAAAAAATATTTAATAAACTTGAACCAAGTGGTTGGGGCAGAGTTCTTAAACCTTTTATATTTAGTTTAGAATTTGAAAAAATCCTAACTGATTTATACAATCTTTCTAATGATGGTAAAAGGTTTACCCCTACCTTGAAAGATGTGTTTAGAGCATTTGAAGAATGTCCTTATGACGAATTAAAAGTAGTTATAGTAGGACAAGACCCTTATCCAACTCTTGGTGTAGCAGATGGTATTGCATTTAGTTGCAGTAAGTCTGAAAGAGAACAACCGTCTCTAAGATTTATTCATGATGAACTTGAGAAATTGCATCCAGATGGTTATGATAGACCATTAGATTTAGTAAGATGGAGTAATCAAGGCATTTTGATGTTTAATACATCTCTTACAACTGAAGTTGGTAAGATAGGTAAGCATTATGAAATCTGGGCTCCATTTGTAGCTTATGTGTTTGATTATCTCAAGAGTTTTCATCCGGGACTTGTGTATGTATACATGGGTAAAAAATCTCAAGAGTGGGCAGATATGTGTGGTGAAAATTGTACTAAATTTATGGTCTCACATCCTGCAAGTGCTGCATATAATGGTAGCAAATGGGATTCTAAAGGTGTCTTTCAAGAAGTTAAAGACACTGTGTATCACTTATATAACTATAAAATTATCTGGTAATGCAAGAAATCTTTTTTAAAATGAGTCAAGCTGAACTCACACCTAATATGTTTTACATTTTATACTGTATGCATGCAGGTATTGTAGCTGACAAATCTGTCAATGCTTCATTGGAAATAACCAGATTAAAAGCAAATGATTGGCTTACTGAAGATTTGGATTTGACCAGTAAAAGCATTATATTTATGGTAGAAATTGAGGGATACTTCAAAAGATCAAAGAAAAAAACTTCTAAAGTCTTAATGGGTGACGGATTTATGCAAAATATTGAAGCATATGTAGTTTTGTTCCCTAATAAAAAACTTTCTTCTGGTAAATATGCAAGAGTTCCCGCAAAGAACTTAGAAAATTCATTTAGATGGTTTTTTGAAACTTATGACTATGACTGGGAAACAATATTTTTGGCAACACAAAAATATATTTCAGAGTATGAGTCAAAGAATTATGAGTACATGAGAACTGCTCAATATTTTATTAGAAAACAAAATTTAGATAAAAGTTGGGATTCTGACTTAGCTACCTATTGTGAATTCTTAAAAGATAGTCCTGATGATGATGTAGATATATTTAGTGAGTTAATTATATAATGTAAATGAAAGTCTATGACAAAACTATTTAATGGGGCAAGACACTTGCTTCCTGTTAGTGAAAGAGAGAGTTTAGAAAAAGGTCTTCTCAAAATGAAAGCAAAAAGAGAAGGTAGGTTACCTGCATTAATTAGTGCGTGGCCTAAGTTCAATGATGCTTTTTGTGATGGACTTGAGTGGAGAACTATAACTGTAGTAGGTGCACGACCAGGCACGGGGAAAACTTTATTTATGGAACAGCTGGTATCTGATATTATTAAACAGAACCCTGACCAAGACTTTAGAGTCCTTAAGTTTCAAATGGAAATGGTTGATGAAACTAGTGCAATTAGAAAGTTCGGTCTGATTACTGGTGCTGATTACAATACATTAATGAGTAAAAATGGCAATTTGATAGACAAGAGATTGTTTCAAAAGTGTGTAGATTACTATAAGGAATCTGCAGACAGCGATGTAATCAATGTTGTTTATGATGTATGTACTGTCAATGAAATGTGTGCAACCATTCATTATGAATGTGAAAGACATAAAAAAGATGATGGTACCTACAGAAACATACTTGTTACAATAGATCACTCTGCTCTATTTAAAAATGATGTAGGACAAAAAGACAAATTTGATATGCTGGGTGCATTGGGTGAAGCCTTGACCCAAATGAAGAAACACTATCCAGTTGCATTTGTAGTTCTAAGTCAATTAAATAGAAACATTGATGATACTAAGAGACAAGTAGAAGCCAATTATGGAAATTATGTATTAGATTCTGACATTTATGGTTCTGATGCTTTATTACAACATGCCGATGTGGTTATTGGTATTAACAAACCTTCTATCAGAAAGATTAGGAAATATGGTCCTGAGAAGTTTTTGATTGAAGATCCGGATACATTAGTGTTCCACTTCTTAAAGTCTAGAAATGGTCTTACCAGAATCAGTTTCTTTAAACTAGATAGAACTACTATGAGAATAATAGAGATACCTACACCGGCAAGAGAAACAACACAAAGAATCCAAGTAAATTAATTTAATTATGAATAGTAACAATTTGAGAAAAGAAAAAGAAAGAGAGTTCTATATGCAGCATATGGATACTTTCACAGCAATTGGTCTTGCAGATCCATTTTTTACTTTAAAAACAGCTTTTTTTAAGAAAGGTAAGTTTGGTAGACAATGTCAGTTCTTTGAGTGGGAGTTGAAAAAGGGTGAGGATATTTATGTTGAGTTCTATGATAACATATACGATGATTTTGGTAAAGTCAAAGGTATGGTTCCAATGAACGAAGACAGACAATTGTTCAAACTGAAGTACAATCCATTCTTTAATGAAGAATATGATGTCATTGAAAATTATGATGCGGAAGGAAAAGTAGATAGAAAATATCTTGTCCCTCTTAATGAAATGATGGCTATTCTATCAAGTGGTCAAGAGATCAGTTATGCTCTTTATGAGAAAAGAAAAGAAGAAGGTAAACTTGAACTTCCACAACTACAAAAGTCTTTATCTATATTTCCAGATTTTGAAGAGCAGTTTGCTCCAAAACCTGAGGAAAAAACTTTACAGGTTGATGGTGAAGAATCAGCTTCTGATATTCTTTTGAGAATGGCTGTAGACTTTCAAAAACTAGCACAAAAACTAAAGTAAGATGAGTATAGTACTTCCGACTAAAAAAGTCAAAGCTCAGAGAGTTAATCCAAAGAGATTGATTGTCTATTCAAAACCAAAGACAGGTAAAACAACTGCCTTTGCAGGTCTTGACGAGAATCTAATCATGGATTTAGAAAATGGTGCTGATTATATAGAAGCTCTTAAGATTCAAATAACTTCTTTACAAGAGTTACTTGATGCAGGAAAAGCTATTAAAGCTGCAGGTA